CGTTGGCGAAACACGCCCCAACTGGTAATCAGGAGCTACCACCATGGGAACCCGACACCTGACCGCCGTCGTCCACAACGGCAGCTATCGCATCGCGCAATACGGCCAGTGGGACGGATACCCCGACGGCCAAGGCGCCACTGTCCTGTCCTTCCTTTCCGAGCCGGGCAACATCGAGAAACTGCAGGCCGGGCTGGCCCACATTGTCGAGCCGACCGAGGACGACTTGCGCCGGTTGTGGGCAGAAGTCGGCCACGACATCGACGCCAGCGGCGGCTGGGTCGACATGAGGAAGTCTCAGGCGTTTGGGGCCAAGAACCCCGCGCTCGAGCGCGATACCGGGGCAAAGATCCTTCGGTTGGTCGCTGAGGCGACCGGCCCGATATTCGTCGAGAGCAGCCTGAACTTCGCCGGCGATTCCCTCTTCTGCGAGTGGGCGTGGGTGGTCGACCTAGACCGTCGGACGTTCGAGGCGTTCGAGGGGTTCAACAAGGTCGCGCTGGCGCTTGGTGAGCGCTTCGCGTTCCTCGACACGCCAGACGGCACGGACGGGGGATACCACCCCGTCAAGTTCGTGCGGTCGTGGGGCTTAGACGCCCTCCCGACAGAGGAGGATTTCCTCGCCTCGTTCAAGGTCGACGAGGAGGTCTGACCCATGCTGACCGCAATCTTCACTGGGCTATCCCTCGTGCTCGGCGTCCTTGGCCTCGCCGGCGCCGTCGAGGAGTGCAAGGTCAAGCCCTCCGGCGAGCCGCCCTATGCCGGACTCTCGCTCGCCGGCGCCGCCCTCGTCTGCGCCTTCCTGGCCGGGAGGTGGTCGCTGTGACCGACCTCTACGACGAACTCGGCGTCCCGAAGGACGCCGACAAGGCCGCCATCAAGCGCGCCTACCGCAGCCGCGCCAAGAAGGTCCACCCGGACACGCCCGGCGGCGATGAGGCGAAGTTCCGCCAGTTGTCGACCGCCTTCCGCATCCTCTCCGACGACGAGAAGCGGGAGCGGTACGACAAGACGGGCCAGACGGACGACCCGCCCGACAACACCATGGCCGAGGTCATGGGCATCGTGAACCGCGCGATCGACGCCGCCCTCGCCCGCGAGGACGTGCTGAGCCAGCCCCTGTTCGAGATGTGCGAGTCCGGCATCTGGGACAGCCGCGCCAAGGTGAAGCGCCAGATTGCCAAGACGAAGGTCGTCCAGGAGCGCCTCGAGAAGGTGCGCAAGAAGATCCGATTCCGCGGCAAGGGCGAGGATCTCGTCACGCGCGGCATCGACGCGCGACTCGAGCAGCTGCGCAGGGCGCTCGATGGCATGGAGCGGAACGTCGAGCTCCTGACCAAGGCCCTCGACGTCCTCAAGGACTACACCTTCGACCGGGACATGGGTATGCGACCCACGTCTACCGCGTCGGCCACCTTTTTCAGGGGGATCTGACCTGTGAGCGAGAGAGACGAGAAGGAGCCCCTCTGGGATCCGCCGCGGCGGTGCCGCGGGTGCAACGGCTACTCGATCCGGAACCAGTCGGCCGGCCTGTGGGAGCCGTGCGAGTGCCGGGCCGAGGACGACGAGAACGAACTCGATCCTGATGAGGTGGAAGCATGAGCGTGCTCACCCAGGAGAAACCGATCACCGACGAGGAGAAGCTCCGCGAGGTGAAGCGGGAGATCGAATACCGCTGGTTCGTCTACCCCAAGCGGGTAGCGGCCGGGAAGATGAAACAGGCCGATATGGATCGGAAGCTCGCCGTGATGTTGGCGATCCGTGACGACATCGAGCGCCGGATCAACGGAAGGATGCTGTGATGGATTGGCTCCCCGAGCCCAGCTGGTGGCACGTCTTCTTCGCCTACATCGCCGGCATCGCCACGCCGTGCATGCTCCCGTTCGTCTGGTTCTGGCTCGACCGGCGCTACGTCAACCTGCGGGAGGGTGGCCATGGCCGCTGACATCGACGCGCTGATTGCAGAACTGCGGGCTGGGCTGGACGCCGAGATGGATTGGCGCAAAAGCCAAGCCGATTTTGGACAGCTTGCTCGTTTTATCCACGCAGCCAGCCCTCAGAACATCCGCGCACTCCTCGACCACATCGAGAGGCTGGAGAGTGAGAGGGATGACAGCGAGGAACGCGCTGGCAGCTACGCCAACGAGAACCAGACGCTTTACGACAAGTTCCGCGCTGTCGAAGTGGACGACGAAACGAAGCGTAGGGAAGGCAAGCTACATGAGTAACATCCGACCGCTTCACCGCTCTATCCGAGGTCGCCCGCGTATACCTCACAACATGGACAGAATAACGATCCCGCCGGACATGCTGGAGGGTCTGACGACTATTGCGATGGACATCTGGACGGACTGCATCAATGCCGGAAGGCCGTTTCAGGATGCGCTGTTGGCGGTTTACTTGAGCGGGCTTGAGAATGGAGCAGAAGCCTCAGGAGGCAACCGTGACTGACTGGACGCCGGATGAAGAACGGGTGGCGAGGGCGCTGGAGCCGGATGCGTGGCTCAATCGTGACGTGGTGTTTTCGGAAGACATCGAAACCGGCTTGCGCGTCGTCCTGCCGAGCATCCACGCCGCTCGCCGCGCCATCGCCGCCATCGCCGCCATGTCATCCTGGCGAGACGTGAAGACAGACCCGCCGCCGAGAGATGGGACGGAGGTTCTGGTTAAGCTCGGCCGGATCGAGGATGAACGTTGGCGGAATTTGTCCGGACGGCTTTTCGTCGTTCGCCACATGGGGTTTTCCGACCGCATGGGCATTGATCTGGGATGGTCGCTGTTCCCGGGGTTCGGCTGCTCAGAAAACTGGCTCGCTTGCTGGCAGCCCATCGCCCCGCCCCTCCCTCCAGCCCCGGAGACAAACCGTGAAGAATGAAGAAATTGCGCGGGAGATCGTGGAGAAGGTCAACCGCTGTCTTCCACCGGACGATCTTGAGACGGCATTTCCGTTGCTCATCATCGTCCAGCGCGACATCGCCGCCGTCTCCCCCGACCGCATCCGCGCGCTGCTGGACGAGGTTGCCCGCCTGCGGGAGCCCGTCGAAGGCTTTCCCGACGACTGGAACAGTCTCAGCCCGTCAGTCCAAAAGGCGATGGCGAACTTCTGGTTCCGTTCGGACACTGCCCGAATGAGGCAGGTCACGGAGCTAGAGGCCGAACTAGCCCGCCTGCGCAAGGAGCGGGACGAGGCGCTTGAAAAAGTCGCCACAACCGCAGATGACGCCATGCGCAATGCCCGCAACCGCGATATGTGGCAAGCGCAATCGAAGCGCCAAGCAGAGACACTGACGGAGCTTCGAGAATCGCTCGTTGCCATTCGTCGTCGAGCCATCTTTGGGCCGGGTATCTCAATTGGCGACTTGCTGGACATGACGGCGCTTGTCGCACCCGCCGGGGACGAACTTGGCGTTGATCGAGATCGCGATGCGACAAACCCATTTGCGCCGCGACCGCGCCCCGTTCGTTTGATGACCGATGCTGAACGCCGCGCGGCAGGTCTAGATCCAAATGGCGGCTTTGATGGACCAACAGGAGCAGATTGATATGACCGATTACAAAGGACTTCCGGTTGCCGGTTACGTTGCTCAGACTAGCGAGGCCGTGCAGATGGTGAACCTAAACAAGCAGGCCGAAGAGCGTATTCTGCGCGATATCGACCTCTACGGCATGAATCCCGACGTGGACAAACGGTGGCTTGCCATCGCGAAAACCCACATCGAGCAGGGCTTTATGGCGATGAACCGAGCAATCTTTAAGCCCCAGCGCATCGAGCTGCCGGAGGTGGAATGATGGCATCTCTCGGCGACCTGACCGATAAGTTGGTTAATCTTACACAGTTCTGGAACGACCATGAAGATATTCCGAAATCACAGCAAAACGCGTGTCGCGCTATAGGCAAGCAACTCCATGAGGCCGGCGGCCATCGGTACATGACTGACGCCTACTACCACGCAAAGGCGAGGAACCGGCACGTCACGGTGATCCAAGCTTATTGGGACGGAATCGGTGATTGGAGATGGTGATGGCCGGAACCATTTGCCCATTCTGCGGAGCCTACAGCGTTAGATCATGTGAGTTTGAGGGCGACGAGGAAGGTTGCCCGTGGGACGATCTCAACAACGAGCCGGATCTTGATCCTGACTATCTGCGGGAAATCCGAGACGAAAACAAGCGGCTGGAAAAAGAGGACCGCGCCATGCTCAACGCCCCGGAGGCCCACGATGCCTGACATCAGCATGTGCGCGAACGACGTGTGCCCGATGCGCAAGTCATGCCGTCGCAACCCCGACAGCGGGACCGAGCCGCACGCCCGCCAGTCGTGGATGATGTTCCGGTTCGTGATGGACCTCGATGGCGAACTGATCTGCGGCGATTACTGGCCTGTTGCCGAGCGTCTGGAGGCCCACGATGAAGGACGCTGAGAAGATCGCGCGGGTCCGAATGCTCTGCCGTGAAAGCCCGTGAGATCCGCGCCATGGTGCCTCCCAAGACGCCTGACTTGCCGTAGCGGCCCGGCCGTGCGCATCATCCGCGCGACCGGAGGTGCTGCATGGCCATTCTCTTCGTCCTGATGCTGCTCGTCGTCGCCTACTGGCTCACTGCGTCGTGGGGCTACCCCAGAACGCAGAAAAAGCCCCCGCCAGCCGGAGCTGACGGGGGCGTTCGTCGAGGTGGGCTATCTCAGGTCAGCGATCGTCCTCTGGCTTCACTCGATCGCGTCGATCGCGCCTAGCGATCCGTCGTCCGTGGTTCCAGCGCGCGCTCCAACCTCTGCAGGATGGACAGCATCGCTGTCATTTTCTCTTCCAGACGGATCAGGCGCCCGGTCGCCTCGCGCGCATCCCGGTCAATCGTCCCGATCTGCGCTTCGGCGCGGATGAGGCGCTTGTCCTGGTCCTCGACGCGAGAGTCCAGCTTGCTCATGAACCACAGGCCGCCGAAGAACTGGCCGACCAGCACGAGGATGATGGCGACGGGGACTTTCCTGTCGAGAGTCCATTGCCCGTCTTCCGGCCCGTCAGTGGCAGGCTTCGTCATTTCAGCTGGCCACCTTGGCCGGCATCGCAGCCTTGAAGGCGTTGAAGGCCTGCACGAGGGTGATCGCCGCCGCCGCATAGTCCGTCGGCTTGTTGGCGCAGATGACTTTCACGCCCTCATAGGCCGCCTGGACCTTGATGTTCGTGGCATCAGACAGCTTGGGGGCCGCGATCGACACGTAGCCGATGTAGAGGCCGTCCGCGGCGAGGCACGTGAGCCTCCACTTCTCCTCCGGCGGCATCTCCTTCACGGCCTGGACGGCCTGCGTGATCGGCGTCGAGGTGACAGCCGGCGCCGCGCTCTCGACGGTCTTGACGGTGCCGCAGGCCGCCAGCGCCAGCAGCACGAAGGGGAGGATGAGGAACTTCCTCATGGCTCACGCCCCCTTCCGGCTCTTGTACCAGGACCAGGCGAAGCTGGCGCCGGACATCGTCAATCCGATCCACGTCATGGCGCTGTCGACCGCCCCGGGCAGGGCCGGGGCGCTGATGACGCCCTGCGTGACGAGGGCGCCCCCGAGGGCCTGTAGGATGCCGCGCAAGGCGGACAGGGCGAAAGCTGTGTTCATGGGCCGAGATCTCCTGCTTCCTTCATTTCGCGCCAGACGTTGCGGCCCGATTCCGGGGGAGGAGGCCGCTGGATTTCCTGAAGGGCGGCGCACGCCTGCAGAAAGATCAAGCCGGCGCCCAAGGCGACGGCCCAGAGGGCGGTGACGGCGATCGCGCGGCTCATGCCTCGGATACCGGGACCTTGGCGCCCGCGGCTGTGCCCGGCAGCGGGAGCGTGCTGATGGGGACGCCGGCCGGGTGCCGGAACGCCGTGAACTGCTCGCGGCGAAAGGCATCGATGCCGACGCGGTTCGAGGCGTTGCCCGAGATCATCCAGATCCAGATCGGGTTGGCCGCGACGATGATGCCCGTGTGGCGCATCCACGTGTCGCCGGGGCGCCGCTTCACGCCGATCGCGCCCAGCACGGGCTGGGCCAGCCTGTCGCCCCACGTCTCGTAGGAGATGGCCGCCAGTGCCTCGCTGGGCGGGGGGATAGGCAGGCCGGCGCGCTTGAGCCACGAACTGAGGGCGGCAGCGCACCACGCGACGGCATCGTCCTTGATCTCGGGACGGCCGGCGTCCGCGAAGTACGACACAATCTTCGGGGTTGACCCGGGGCCCGGCGTTTCGCGCGTGCCTATTTCGGCACGGGCAATTTGGAGCCATCGAGGCTCCTTTTTAGAAGCGGATCCCATTGAAATTTTCTCCAACCATACTATCTCGTCGGCATGGACGAGAAGCGCTTTGGGCAGTGGACAGTCGAGGACGCGAGCAGCGGGAAATGGCTGTGCGTCTGTGACTGCGGGACGAGGCGGCGCGTGCCGCGATTTGACGTCCGGTCAGGGAAGTCAAAAGGGTGTGGCTGTTCGCGGATGGGCCGGATGGCTAAGGCTCAAAGGGCCGCGGTCACAAAGCATGGCCGGTCAGACGACCCCATCCACCGGATTTGGATCGACATGCGCCGGCGCTGTTCACAGCCCGGGCGCCCCGACTACCCTCGGTACGGCGGCCGAGGTATCCGGGTTTGCGACCGATGGCTTGGAGACGGGGGCTTCGCCAACTTCTTCGCGGACATGGGTGAGCGACCAAGCCCTGGCCACAGCCTCGATCGGGTAGACCCTAACGGCCCCTATAGCCCTGAGAACTGCCGGTGGGTTACTCGCCGCGAGCAAGCCCGCAACACACGGACCAACGTCTACGTAGATGTTGACGGGAGTCGGGTCCCTCTAGCTGATGCCGCAGAGCGGTACGGAATTCACTACCCGACGCTCTTGACGCGCTACCGGACCCTGAAGTGGGACATCATGAAGGCGCTGACGACACCCATTCGGGGGCGGAAGTGAAGCTTTACTGGTTCTGGTAGGCGGGGTAGCTGGCCGCGCCGCGGCGGGCGCGGCGCATGGCCGTGTCCATCTGGTTGCGGAGCTCGGCCACCTGCTGCTCGCGCTCGGCCAGCGGGCGCGCGTGATCGCGGCGGATCGCGTTGATGCGGTCCCGCAGCGCCTTCACTTCCTTGTCGGTCTGGTCATAGACCCCGAGCAGGCTGTTCTTGCGCTCGAACCGGTCCTTCTTGAACCCGAGGCCCAGATCGCGGGATCCCTCGACGAAGTCGCTCTTGGCCGGCGCGTCGGTCGGGAAGCGCTCGAGCGTCCGCTTGGCCGCGTTCACCTTGTTGAACCGCTCGAGGGCGTCCTGCCTGTTCTTGTAGTAGAGGTCCTGCTCGGCGGCCGTGTCGACCTTGCCCATGAACTGCTTGAGCAGCGGCATGCGCTCCATGGGGGTCGGCACGCCGGCGGCGGCGTTGGCCGCCGCGTCCCACGTGCTCTTGTAGAAGCGGCCGGCGCCGCCCGTGATCCAGTTCACGCTGTACTGGATGTGGCCCGGGTAGATGTCGACGCCCGTCTTGTCCCGCAGCCAGCGCGCCACGTCGATCGCCATGGGGCTCGTCGTCGAGAAGTACTGGCTCGACCGGGGCTGGCCGCGGTTCCACGGCTCCTCCGGCGGCACGATGGGCCGGCCGGTCCAGTCGCGATTCATGGTCATGTCGATCGCCGGCGTGGCCAACGTCGGCGCCACCTGGTTCATCCAGAAGCCCTTCTCGAAGGGGTTCTGGGAGCCGAGCGGGTTGAACACGCCCATGATGGAGCGCATCGTCGCCGCCGCGGCGCCGGTCGGCGTCTGCTGGCCGAGCATCATGAGCGCCATCTGCTCGCCCAGCGTGATCGGGATGCCCAGGCCAAAGGACTTGGGGATCTTGATGTACTTGGGCAGGCGCTTCCCGTTCACCTCGTGCGAGCCGTAGATGAAGATCATGTTGCCGTCCCGCTCGTAGTCGGGAATGCCCATGTACTTCAACCGCCGCTTGCCGGGCCGCTTCTCGTCCTCGTCGTCGCCGCCGGCCGCCGCGTTCCAGAGCGTCAGCATGAAACCCAGCGTGGGCAGCGCCGCGTAGAGCACGCGCGCGCGCCGGGCGCGGGACTGCTGCGCTGGCGTGGCGTCCCGCTCGCCCATGAGCATGCGGAGCGTCTTCACGTTGCCCTGCACATTGGGGTTGAAGAACATCTTGTAGGCGCTGATCGCGGTCGTCCACTGGCCGCGCCGGGAGAAGTTCACCGTGGCCTCGCGGGCCATGCGGGCGGCCTTGGCCGGCGAGTAGCCGTTCTCGCGGGCCGCCATGTAGACGGCCAGGCGCGTGGCGTTCTCGAAGCCCTCGTTGATGGCGCCGACCCATTTCAGGTAGAGGGTGTGGATCACGCGCCACGAGACCTTGGCCGCCACGCCCGGCAGCTTGGCCAGCGTGAACTTGCCCAGCCCGCCCAGCGCCTCATTGACCTCGTCGGCAATCGTCGTCGTGTCCCGGTAGGCGCTGAACGACATCTGGCCGCCGTTGCGGCGGAACTCGTCGTAGAGCGCCTGGTTGCGGGGCGAGATCCACCTGTTCACGCCCAGCGCCTGCTCCACGGCCACCTGCGTCGACCGGGGGAAGGACTTGACGAAGGACGGCAGCAGCCGCGGATCCTCGACGAACAGGGTGAACAGGGCCTCCTGCAGGTCGCGCGGCACGTTGCGGATGAAGAACTCGAGGTTCTTGCCCGTCTGCAGCTGCGCGTAGGCCCGCGTCAGCTGGCCGACGCCGCGGGTGAAGGCGCTCCGGGCCACGTCGGTCGGCAGGAGGCGGAAGGCTTCCGCCAGCTGCATGTCCTTCAACGTGATGTAGTGGACCTTGCCGGCGACCTTCACGCCCAGCACGTTCGGCTGGTGGCGCAGGGAGTGGTCGACGACCATGATCTTCCTGCCGTTGGCTTCGAGGGCCGGCACGTAGCGGCGCTCGTTCACCTTCCACAGGTCCGGGTTCGGGTAGGCCTGCGCCAGCTTGAGTAGCGCGCGATCGACGCGGTTCTTCTCGGCCCGGATGATGCCGGCCTGCGCCTGGGCGATGACGTTGTGCAGCGGGTTGTTCGGGATTGTCCAGCGGCCGTAGGCGATCTGAGATTCCCGGCCGCGCACGTCGAAGCCCCAACCGGTGCTGAACCCGTCGGCCTCGGTCTCGTCCTCGGCGGTCGAGCCCTGCAGGGGGACGTAGTGCTGGAAGCGGGATTTCCAGTCGTTGTAGGTCTGCTGCGAGATGAGGCCGGACGCGAGGCGGACGCGCCTGTCGGCCTCGATCATCGCGTAGACGCGGTCCATGAGAGGCAGCAGCTTCTGCCACATGCCGCTGGCCTGCATGTCGGCGATAATCTGCTGCGCTGCAGCGCTGTCGAGGTAGGAGCCCGCGGTGTTCGTCGGATCGCGCTGCTCGATGAACTGGTTGCGCTCGACGGCGTGCCGCGCCAGCAGGGCGACGCCGAGCTCGTCGCCCACGTCGGCCTTGAGCATCTCCTCGATCAGCGGGTCGACGTGGTCCTTCTTGAAGTCCTCGAGTCGCGCGGCCGCCCGGTTGCGGTAGGCCTCGGCCGCGAGGTAGGCGTCGCGCCCCTCGGGGATGTCGCCGATCTGGGAGGTGATGTCCTGCTGGTAGCGGCGCAGGGGCACGAAGTCGTCCTGCAGCTTGCGCAGGGCGCCCTCCTCGATCCCGGGCTTCGACTCCTGGAAGGATGACGGGGGCGGCGGGCGCTGGGCGGCCGGCGTGCGGCCGACCGACAGGTTGTAGGCCTCGAGGTCGCGCTGGGTCTCCGGCGAGAACGTGGAGTAGGCCACGCCCCGCATCGGGCTCTCGGCCCGACGGGCCACCTGCGCCTCGGTGCCGATCCGCGCTCCAATCTCGCCGGTGAAGGCCGCGGCGAAGACGTCGTCGGCGCTGCGGTAGCCCAGCCCGCGGAGCTTGTTCCCGATCCGGGTGATGATCTGCAGGAGGCGCTCGAACGCGCGGCGGACGGCGATGTGCAGTCCCGCCGGCGCCGGGCGGCCGGCGCGGCGCGCGCTGGCGTAGATCTCGAAGGCGTAGGCCTCCACCTCGGATCCCGACATGGTCGTCGTGGATCGCCCCGTCCGCTGGATGATGTCCAGCATGCGCGGGTACTCGCGCCGCATGATCTCCCGCTCCTGCGGGGTGAGCGCCTGGTAGCCCTGCAGGACGTGGAAGGCCTCGTGGAAGGTCGTCTTGGCGACGGCGTCCGGGTTCTGGGCCAGCGCGATCGTGATGATGGGCTTGGCCGAGATGAACTGCTGGACGCTGCCGGAGATCTCCTGCCCGGTCGCCGCCGGGCCGCCGGAGCGCTGGCTGGCCTCGGCATCCTGCGAGTAGGCCCGCTCGGGCGTCTGCAGGCGGACGTTCTGCGTGCCGACGACCTGGGCGACGATGTCGCGCACCATCTGGGCGACGCGACCGCCCTCCGGCGTCAGGCTGGGCGCGGCCGGCGCCGGCTCGGCAACGCGCTGCTGCGTCGCGATCGGCTTCTGCTTCTTCACCGGCGGCGCCTCGAAGCGCGCGCCGGCCTTGAGCAGCGCGTCGATGACCGCCGAGGCGCGCGAGGCGGGGGCCTCCGCCTTCATCCAAGGGCCCGACTTGTAGAAGTCCTTGCCGAGAGCCTGCAGGACGCCCGGGTCGAGGTAGTAGCGGCCGCCCTTTCCCTTCGCCCCCTGAACCTTGAACGTGTAGCCCCAGCCGTCGCCGGTGATCTCGAGGTTGCGGGCGGTGTCGAAGATCGGCCCGCCGCCCTTGGTGGCGAGGAACTCCATGACCTCCATCGGGGTCGTGAGAGGCCGGCCCAGCGTGTCGGTGATGTCCGTCAGCTTCTTGAGCTTCGCCGGCATCATGATGCCGGGCTGCTTGCGGCCCTGGTGGTCCGTGAAGCTGATGATCTGCCCCTTGCCCTTGAGCGAGGAGAAGGCGGCGAGGATGTTGCCCGTGGCAATGATGCGCTTCTCGCGAGCCCCGCCAGCCGCCAGCATGTCGAACAGGTTCAGGATCGCCTCGGTCGACTCCTGATGGGCAGGGGAGACGAACACCTTCCCTTCCGCCTCGACGGCGGACAGACGGGAGAAGTTCAGGGGCAGCGTCGCGTTGTTCATGGGCAGCGCGAAGGTCGCGCGCCACGTGTTCAGGGCCGTCGGGTTCTTGGAGCCGCCCTTGTGATCCACCTTCAACACGATGCCGGTATAGGACTGACCGTCCGATAGCGAGAGGCGCACCTTGTTGCCGGGGGCGAGCCTCGTCATGAGGCCGCGCCACTCGTCTCGGCCAGCCTTCATCTTGGTGTTGGCCGCGTCGACCTTTTCCTGCATCTCGGCGTAGATGTCAGGGGTGATCGTGTCGTCCGGCGTTTCGGCAATTCTCTGCTCGAACGGCGCGCGCACCGCCGCGAGCTTCTCCTCCCGATAGGCGTCGGCGCTCTGCACAACCTCCTCGATGCGCTTCTGGTGGGTCCGCTCGGCCGTGCGAGCGATATCGTCGACCGAACGGGCAACGGAGCCCGCGTCCTTCCCGCGCAGGACAAGCGCATTGTAGGTGTCTGCGTTCGCCTTGTCGGACGTGGCCACAGCGCGGCCGAGCATCCCCAGTACCTCGGAGCCGGTGACGGGCTTGCCCTGCCGCTTGATGTCGTACATCCCGAGCGTGGCCGGGCCACTGAACGGGCTTGTCCCCTGCCCCACCCGGAGCGTCACCGATTCCAGCTGCCTCGCGTCGAGATCGAGAGCCTTGGCCTCGAGGGCGTTCATGCCCGTAGCCTCAAGCTCCTCGATGAGGTCTGCGTAGCGCTCCTCGAGGTTGCTGTAGACCTCCTCCTGCAGGGCAAGAGGCATGAGCGGGATGCGCCCGGTCAGCTTGCGCATCGCGCCGTCTTCGTCTGAGTCGACCTCCTTGCCCTCCTCCGGCATCTTAAGGTCGCCAAGCCAGTCGTGCAGGTCCTCGTTGTCGGCGTACCACTGCTTGGCGACCAGATCGCCATACTGGTTGATGAAGTCGGGGACGTCCTTGCCAGTGAGCGCGCCCTCACGCGACGCCGTCGTGGAGGCGTTCAGCGAGGCCATCTTCTTCTGCAGGACCGCCGCCGGCCGCTTCTCGGCCGGCACGCTGCCGATCAGCTGCTCGTAGCGCGGGAGGACCACCTGCCCGGTGCGGTGAACGCGGCCGAGCATCTGCATGTGCGTGTCGATGTTCGCCTCGGCCTGGACGATGAACATGACGCGCTTCTGCTGGTTGGCGAACTTCACGTAGGAGTGCAGGGACAGCCCGGTCGAGCCCGCCTGGTTGAGGATGAGGGCCGAGATGCCGTTGCGCTTGCCGTTCTCGTCGATCGTCTCGTTGTTGAACTGGTTGATCATCCGCAGCCGGCCGGACGGCGACACGTCGCGCGACGAGCGGGCCCGCAGTGTGCCCTTGGCCGGGCCGCTGTAGTCGATGACCATGCCGCGGCCGGTGATCTCGCCGGAGGTGAACCCGGCCTTGCGCAGCCGGTAGTGCATCCAGTCGATCGGCGAGATGGGCAGGTTGCCGAAGTCCGTCGACTTGATCGCCTCGACGGCGTCGTTGTAGGCGGCCAGGCCGTCGGGGCCGAGTTCCTCGTCCGTCAGGTAGTGCGTGGACTTCTCGTTGTAGGCATTCTTGAGACGGATCGTGCGGGTGCGATCGAGGTAGCGGAGCAGCAGCTGAGAGAAGTCGAGGTTGATCGGGTCCCCCGGCTTGAGCTCGTTCTCCTCCGCGAACTGCTTGACGAAGGACTCGAGGGTGTTGGCGACGGTCAGGACCGGCTTCTCGCCGTTCTTCAGTGCCTCGATGGCCCGGTCGGCCGCCGCATCGGCCTTGGCGGCAAGCAGGTACTGGCCGATCAGGTTGTGCATGACGGAGGTGAAGAGGGACGATTCAGCCCCGGCCGCGCCGACAGACCCGTCCTTCAGAAGAGCCTTCGCCTCGCGCTTCATCTCGTCCGCGAGCTGCTTGACGCCCGGCTGCATGCGCTTCGAGAACTCGAGGATGGCCTGCATGTTGTGGGCGAAGGCGTCGTACTTCTCCCGGTCCACGTCGATCGTGGGGGTGTCGTAGACCACGCCGGCAAAGGACCGCTCGCGGCGGATGTACTGGCCTGCCTGCGCCAGCATGGTCGAGACGACCTGCTGCATCGGCACGCCGCCGTTCTTGATGGCTTCGGCCAGCTGCTCGATGTTGTCGACAGCCAGCCGCATGTCCGTCTTGGAGTAGAGGTCCATGACCGACGGGTGCTTGGCGAAGGTGGCCGACGAGTAGAAGACGGACAGGGCAAGGCCCACGAGCTCGCGCACTGTCTTGGCGCGCGGGATCGGTGTGGGGGCATCCTTGGACGCCCTCGGCTCGCCTTCCTGCCCGCCAGCGTTGTGGCTCTCGTCGAGGATCAGGACGGCGTTCGGCATGATGGAGCGCAAGAAGCGCACGCGCTCCGTCTCCTTGCCCTTCACCGACTGCAGCTGGCTGTAGGTCGTGAAGACGACGTCGTGCTTCCCGATCTTGCCGGTGGCCCCGAGGCTCTTGAGCATGTCCTCCTGAGGCTTGCCGCCTTTCGACTTGAGCCACTTGCCGCGGATCGGGGGAGGCTTCTGCCCCATGTCCTGGGCGTGCTTCTTCTCGGCATCCCAGTCGAGCGCCTCCATGTCCAAAGGCACGGACACGCCCGGGTTGGTCATGATGATCGCCGGGTCGCGGCCGAGGAACTCGGGCACGCCGATGTCGTTCATGTCCCGGTACATGTCGCCGGAGAGGTTGGCTTTCTCCGTGACGAAGACAGGGATCTTGCCGTTCTTGATGGCCCAGCGGATGACGCCCGCGTTCACCCTTCCCTTGCCGACCCCCGTTTGGTCGCCGATTATTAGGGCCGCACCCTTCTGCATTTCGGTGATGGCGAGGGCGAGCGCATCCACCTGCTCGGCGCCGAATGCCTCGTGGAATGCGGCACTGCCCGGCACGTAGCCAAGTTCCTCCGCCACGAACCGGTCGACGCTGTGCTGCTCCTCGTCAACGCGCTTGAGGGCATCCTGGATGGCTGTCTCAAGACCAGCCGGGGACAAGGTGCCGAGGCCGCCATGCTGGGACACCGGCTTGTAGGCGACCTGCTTGTCCGTCTCCTGCTCTTGCGGGGCGGACTTCTTCGGCGCGGCCGGGGCGTCGCCGGGCTTCTCCTCCGGCGCCTTGGGCTGCTCCTGCTGCTCCTCACGCTTGTTGAGGTCGATCGTGCCGTCTTTCACATCTCCCATGAAGCGGGTGATGTATGGGCGCATGCGCTGCACGGTCTCGCGCGCCGCGGGCCCGAACTTGTCGATCATGGACTGCATGATCGCTCGGGCCAGTGCGACGAGGTCCTTGGCCGCGTTCTTCAGGTGCTGCGCTGCAGCAATGAAGAACGGCTTGGCCTTGGCGTAGGTCTCCTCGTCGAAGACTGGGCCGGAGCCGACGGTCTTGCCGCCGCCGAACAGCTGGTAGAGGCCGGTGAGGGCGTCGTCGAGGCCCATGGCCGTCTCAGTGGCCGCGGACTTGGCGATCTGGCCGGCGGTGCGTGCGTCGGCACGCGGGCCCGCCGGCGCGGCCTTGGGGGCCGCCGCCGACGGCTCGCCGAACATCTCTCCGAACGCCGCATCGAACGCGGCGTCGGGGTCCGCTACTCGAGGTGCCCGTCGCTTGGTAGGAGCCGGTAGATCAGATCGACCGGGCTGTCCGCCTCGCGGAGAAGCATCGGGTCCTCCTGCTTCACCAGATACGCCAGCTGCGGGTTCCTGAAGTCGTTCAGAAGCTGGCGAGCGAACTCCATCGGGTCCCTCGACGGCGGGGGAGACGTCAGAAGCTCCTCCCTGTCCAGAAGGCTTAGAATCTCCCTGAACTGGCTCTGCCGTTGCGGCGGGTCCAGTTCGGCCAGCAACGTCCCCAATTTCTGTGCCGCCGAGTCGATCGCGTCCATTGAGCTTCTCCTTCACCTGATCCCAGGAGGTCAGGACCGGAGGCGGGGTGACCGCGGGGAGCGGGCGCTCGGTTTTGCCGCGCCCCTCGATCACGATCACGTCCACCGGCCACGACGTCCCTTGCCGCGCGTAGAGGTCGCCCGACACGGTGAAGTGGTCGGCGACATTGTAGTGGTCCCAGAGGAATTTGAAAAACGCCCGCTTCCGCTGCCCGTGGTAGGCCTCGGCGGCGTCCGACTGCTTGCCCGGGGCACCGACGATGAACACGGCGCGGCCGTCGGGCTTCATCATGCCCAGCGTGCGGACCACGATCGCGTGGTCGATCTGTGTGGTTTCGTAGCCGGCCCGGTTGCTATTCAGGTCGAAGACCTTGGGCCGGCCGTCTTCCTGGACGGTGCCGAACGGCGGGTTGCCAATCACGACGTCCGGCTTCTGGCCGTGCAGGACCTTCTCGACCTTCTCGCGCGTCGCCTCCGCGGAGGCGTCGTGCTCGGTGACCGTGTAGCCCTGCGCTTCGAGGTTGTCCGCCCGCCCCTTGTTGAGCTCGTTCGCCACCACGCGGTCGGGATCGGCCGTGAACAGCAGCGCGCCGTTGCCGGCGGTCGGCTCGTAGACGAAGTCCGTCTGGGAGATCTGGGCGAGGCGCTGCGCCACGTAGGCCAGCGGGATCGGCGTGGAGTACGCTTGGTCGCGGACGCTGGTCGACGTCCGGGTGTTCAGGCGCGGCTGGCGTCCGTAGAGGTCCACCAGCGCGTCGAAGGCTTCCGCCTCGCTCTTGCCGAAGATCGCCACCTTGGCGGCCGAAACGACGGCGAGTTCCATTGCCTCCTCGACGGCCTTCACGTCCTCGACGCCCTTCTCCGCGGCCATCTTGCGGGCCTGCAGGATGGTCGGGAACGCGCCACCGCTGACGAGGTGGTCATAGAAGGCGCCTGCGACCTTGTCCTTCGGGCGGAACTGGGACTCGAGCTTGCGCACATTCTCGTCGCGCTGCGTCTCGCGCGCATCCTCGACCGGCGGCGTCTCATCCGCCCCTAGTTCCTCAGTCGTCTTGAACTCACTGCTGCGCCTGGCCGGGTCCACAGCGCGCGTGCCGTCAGGGCGAAGTGCCACGTTCTCGGTGCGCCGGATGCCGTTGGATGTGACTGAGCGGACGCCGTTCGCGTCCTGCCAGACGTTCTCGCCGGCGGCGTTTTGACCTACCTGCGTCCACTTCCCGTCGAACGCCTTGACCGGCGGAGGTGCTGGGGTAGGAGCGGGGGGCGGCTCCTTGCCGGCGGCCTTGGCCCTGCCCTCGGGGGTGAACGGGCGCTTGGACCGGCTGGGCGAGTTGAGCCAGCTGCGGAAATAGTCCGTCGAGACCTCGCGGATGCCGCCGAAGCGCTGCGGGCCGCTGCCGTCCGAGAAGCCGCCGTCGTAGATTGCGCGCGCCTCCTCAGCGCTATCGACGCCCATAAACGTCTTCGTCTCGTCGAAGCGGCCAGTCTTCGGGTCGAACTGGTCGATCACGTAGACCTTGCCGTTGGGCGGCTTGTCGCCGAGGTAAACGTCCACCTGGTCGCCGTCGGCGCCCTTTGTGCCTTTGATCCGCCCATAGTGCGCCGGCATCTGCGTCGACCAGGCGTTGCCATCCGCGTCGGTGCCGCTGCGCGTGGAGCCCTTGGCGTTCTCGATCGCGATGTCGAAGCCGTCGAACTTGAGGTGGCCGTGACGATAGTTTCCTTGTTCGGCCTGCGCCGGCGTAGGGTTCGGGTCCGCCTGCGCCGCGGCGACAGCCACATCCTCCGGGCCTTCCGCCTTCACCGGCTTTGCGCGGGTCCCCTCTCCGGCCTCGACGCGCGCCGTCTGGACCGGCGTGCTGGTGGCTGTCGCTCGCCCGGACGTGTCGAGGGGTGGTGACGAAACGGCCTCGGAAGGGGCGGTTTCTGAGGCGGGGCTTGGCGTTGCGGGTGGTGCGCTTGTGGCTTCGTTCTGCGGCAAAAGCTCCGGCGGAAGCGTCTCGACCGGCTGGGTGCCGGCCTCGCGCTCGTCGGCCGTGGCGGCCTCGATCTCCGTCCGCCCCATCTCGGCGATCTGCTGGGCGGTGTAGCCCGCGCCGAGCAGCAGCTTTGCCTCGTCCGGGGTCGCCTGCGAGACGGGAGCCGGCGGGGGGGCCGGGTCGTTGTCTCTCACGGGAGGCGGTTCCGTGACAGGCAACGCGGGTTGCGTCTCACCTGCGGCAGGCAATGGTGCGGGCGCAGAGGGGACGGCTCCCTCTGCGCCCGCTGGCGCCGCCGGCACAGGCTCCACGGGGACGGGAGCCGGGGCGGCGTTCTCGGAAACGGGGGGCTCTGCCGGCGCCTGCGCGCCCGGCTGCAGTTCTGCCGGGAGTTCCGGCGGCGCCTCGGGTGCGGGCGCGAGGTTGGGGACCGGGCGGCCGTCGGGGCCCTTCTGCATGCTCCGCGCGATCGCCGCGCCGCCGCCGCCCATCAGCGCGCCGGACGCGGCGGCCGTCAGGAACGAGTTGACCATGTCCTCGGTCAGCGGCGTGCGGGGGTCCATGAACCCGCGGGACGCGGCGTTCTGGATGATCTGCTGCAGGGCCTCCTGCATGCCTTCCTCGCCGCCCTGCGCGGCGGCGATGCCCAGGACGCGGGTGAGGCCGCCCTTCCCGAGCGTCTCAAGTCGCTGGAACAGGTGGCCGATGGGCGCAGCCTCGGTCGCGCCGGAGCCGAGACCGATGGCGAAGTTCGTCCAGCGCTTCCACTGGCTGTCCTGCTCGGGGTGGAGCTTGTACCAGTCGTCGAGCATGCGCCAGTGCTGCTCGCCCTGCGGGAACGCGCCGGCGACTGCCGTGGTCGCCGTGGCGCCGAGGCCCACCGCGCGCCCGACGAGGCCGGCGCCCATGAAGCCCGCCGTCGAGGCGATGCCGTCCACGACCTGCTGACCGAATGTGCCGGCCAGCGCCGGGTCGGTGTTGAAGGCGCCGTCCACGGCGCGTCGACGCCTTTCCCAGTAGTCCTCGCGCTTCTTGTCGTTCGCCTTGACGTCGGTCCCGATGAGCCTGTCGATCGGCTCGAAGACCTTGTCGACGATGCGGCTGGCGGCCGAGGCCGTGTCCACCGCCTGGTTGGCAATCGTCTTCGGAACCGACTCGAGGGCGTTGCGGCCCGGGTTCACAATGGCCGGCGAGCGCAGGTCCTCGGTGACCTTGGCCGTCCGGGCCTTCTCCTGCGCGTACTGGGCGTCCTCGGTGACGGTCGGCTGCTGGCCCTGGTGGCTGCGCATGATCGCCAGCTGGTCCCGGGCGAAGGTGTTGCCCTCGGCCGCGGCACGCTCGAGCCGGCGGATCTTCTCGTCCTCGAGGCGCGCTTCCTTCTCGGTGTTGGCCCGCGCCTCCTCGAGGCCCTGCGCGGCCTCCTCGCGCTTCTGGACCTGCTGGTCGTAGGCGACGCCCGTGTCCATGACGGAACGGGGGTCGATGCCCAGCTTCTTGTAGAGCCGGTTGATGAGGTTGTTCTTGCCGCCCGGCGCCGTGGGGATCGACTGCGGGTCCGTCGAGGATTCGACCGGGATGCCGTTGGCGTCGAACTCCTGCTCGCGCAGGTTGCCATCGAGGTCGCGCGGCGCGACCGCCGGGGCCTCGCCGGCAAGCGGCTGGACGGGCGGGAACTCCTGGGCCCCGATGCCGAGGTCCCCCGGCCGAGGGGGCGGCAGCGGGACGTTGGCCGGACGCGGCGGCATAGGCGGGCCCTGCTCTTCGGGCGCCGTTGCGAACGGGTCGTGGTCGACGGGCACAAGGCGCGGGCCGTTGCTCGCCCCGCTCGGGGCAAACGGGTCGTTGTCTACGGGGATCAGCTTCATGACCTACCGCTCTACCTTGAAATAGCGCCCGTTCTGCTGGACGTACCAATTCCCATCAGGTGCCAAGCGAGCGCCGGGTATGGGCGGCGGCTCCTGCGCCCCGGCGACAGTGGCACCGCCGTTCGGGTCCACCGTCATTTCCTGGATGGGCGCAGCCGGAGCCGGCTTGGCTACGGGTGCCGCAGGCCCTCCCCCCAGATCGGCGGGGCGCGGGATAGGCAGCGGGACGTTGGCCGGAGTGGGCGGCGACGATTCAGTCGCAGGCGCTGGCGGCGGCGCTGTTTCCGACTGCCGAGGCAGGGGAATGGGGATGGCCAAGCCCGTCGGGTCGGGTGTGGCGCGGGCCTTCGCGGGGGCATCGGGCTCCTCCTCGTCATCGTCTGCGGTGGCGCCAAGCTTCCAGATGGCGGCCTTCCGGGCCGCCACCTTCTCCTCGAGGGCCTTGCGGGCGTCCGGCTGCATCTTCTGCCAGTCCGGCGCCTCGTCGTCGGCCGTCAGCCGCTTGAAGTCGGGATCCTGCGAGAGGAGCTTGGTCCGCCGGGTCTCGAGCGTCAGCGGGTCTACCGACGACGGCTTGCCCTTGATGCTCTTGCCCCAGATCTTCAACCGGTCCTCGGCCTGGCGGTTCTTAATCGCGTCCTGCTTCTCCCGGTACTCGCGGTCCAGCTTGTCCTTCGACTTCTGGTAGTCGAAGGCGTCCAAGAGGCGCTGCAGCTTGGCCTGCTCGGTGTCGTAGGTGCTCGCCCCCTCCATGGCCTGCATGATGCCCTGCGCGATCGCACCACCGCGCGAGGGTGCCACTTTCTGGTTCAGGCCTGCGCCAAGCGCGGCGCGAGTACGCGGGCCGGGCCCAATGCGGCGCAGCGTAGCCAGCACGGTCCCGAGCGGAGACGACTGGTCGCCCCCGCCACCCGGGGTGGTGACCGTCCCCGGCGCTGGCGGCGCCGGGTCCACGGACACGCCCGGCGCGGGCTGCTGGGCCGGCAGGCTGGCGATGAGGTCGAGTAGGTTCAGCGGCGGCATTTTACTTGCCCCCGGGGACAGCAAGGGACAGGCCGCCTGTCAGCGGGGCTGCAATCAGCTTGCCGAGCAGCTGCAGGCCGGAGTTGTCCGTGCCGGTCTGGATGTTCGTGCCCGCCCCCGTCGACGTCTGGTTCGCCGGCGTCTGGTTGAGCATCTGCAGCAGCCACGTCAGCTGCTCGTAGGGGTACTTCGTGGCCCGGTCGGCCTCGGCCTTGGTGGCGTCGTTCTGGGCCTGCTCCACCGAGCGGCTCTTGTCGGCCAGGCTGGCCAGAAGCTGGGCCACGCTCGACATGGACGTGCCGAGGCCTTGCGAAGCCTGCCCGGCGGACAGGATCCGGTTCAGCGCCGCGTTGCGCGCCTGCGTGGCGGTGTCGTAGCCCTGCGCGTAGAGCTTGCCCGTCGTGTCGCCGACGGTCTGGGCCTCGTCGCGGGCCAGCTGCCCCTCGAGGACGCCGTGGCGGGCGTCGCCGAAGGCGCCTGACATGGTAGCCTGCGCGTTCAGGCGCTGGCGGTTCAGGTCTCCCTGCTCGCGGATCTTCGCCAGCGTGGGCGAGAGCACCGCCTGCAGCCACGGGTTCATGTAGTCCTCGACGGACTTGCTGGCATCGTCCGCGCCAGCCACGGACGTGTAGGCCTTGCGGGCGTCCGCATAGTCGCCGGTGTCGCCGGTGAGGCTGGCCAGGAGGTCGCGCGCCTTGGAGAAGTCCTGCCCGTACTGGGCCACCTTGAGAGGGTTCGACTGGTAGGGCTGGGCGGCCAGCGCCTGCGCCTGGTTGAAGATGCCCTGCCCCGTGTCGCGGACCCACTCCTCGGGGCCCGACGTGCTGCTCTGGTAGGACTGGCTCTTGGTCTTGGTCTTGAAGCACATCGTCAGCGGCCTCCGGGCGAGAGCTCAAGGATGCGGCTGACCGGCTCGAAGCCGAGACGGTCAGCGACGATCGCGAGCCCGGCGCCGCCACGGGGCTTGCGGTAGTGGTCGAGGAAGACGGACTGGCCGGCGAGGTCCGCGATCTCGCGAACCTCCTCGAGCATCATGGCCAGCACCTCGCCGGACGCCCGGTACTCCGGGTCGACGTAGAGCCAGAGCTCGCCGAGGAACGTCGCGTCGGCGTACCAGAAGTCGAACATGGTCACGCCGATCGAACCCACGATCTCGCCGTCGTCCTCGACGATGTAGGCCGCCCCCGTCTTCGCCACCTCGGCGATCGCGGCCGTGGCCTTGGCATCGACAAGAGGCGCGCGGCCGACCTCGGCGTGCATGCCGCGCAGGAAATCGAGAACCCGCGGCGCCTCGTCGGCGCGCACCAGTCGGAGGGAGAGGGTCATCCGTTGCCTATGATCGTGAGGTGCACGTCGGCGGCCGGGTCGGCCGCCACGTCGGAGAGGTTGGTGAAGGTCATCGTGAAGCCCGTCGTGGCCTTCGATGAGATGGCGATGTTGACGCCCTTGCCGGCTGCGTACTCGACCGACCACTGGATCAGGTAGGCGGCGTCCTGGACGGCAGTGGTGAAGGCGACGGCATAGACGCCGGCGCCCGTCCGGGTCACCGAGGCCACGTTGATGCCGAACGGAAGCGTGCAGGCGCCGTTGGTGCCGCGCTGGGTGAAGACGACGGCCGCCTTGTGCTCCTGCAGGTTGTAGGCTCTGGCGAAGTCCTCATCGTGGTTCGCGGTGTCGACCGTCCCCTGCGAGAGGTTCTGGACGGCGTTGATGAGCCATATGAGCTCGACGCCCTTGAGCGGGGCGCCCGGGATGAGGACCGGCTGGAAGGGGCGCTTCGTCGCCATCAGCGCCGCCGGGCCGACTTGAGGATCTCGACGGAGAACCGGCCCAGCCGGAAGTCCCCGCCGGTGACGTTGGACCGCAGCAGGAACGAGATCAGGCGGCCAGCGATGCGCAGGTCGTTCTGGCCAGTGCCCGGCGTCGCCGTGATCGAAGCGGTGTCGATCGACGCTTCGCCGCCCGACTCGTCATAGGCCGTGAAGTCGATGGTCACCGCGCCCGTCTGGCGGCCCATGTCCGAGCGCCAGCCGCTGATGTCGTAGGACCAGTTCCCGTCCTCGATCTCGGTGTAGCCCGTCTGCAGCCACGCATTGATGGCCGCGCCATCGCCGTTGAGGCCGTCCTCGTGCAGGTAGAGGTAGCCGTCGGTGCCGGCGAGGATAGGCCGGTTGTCGCCGCCGTCGAACGCCGTGTGGCTGGTGCGTGTCAGCGAGCCATGGACCCACGAGAAATCGTCGAGGTTGACCATGGCGTAGAGGGTCGGCTCGCTGGATCCCTCCGGCACGAAGAGATACCAGACCTCGTTGAAGCGCTGGTTGTAGAAGCAGACGTTCTTGACCCCGTAGCTGGCCCGGGTCTGGTCGAAGATCCACTCGGAGATGTCTTCGGAATTGGGCACCCGGTCGACCGTGCCGCTGTAGCGGTAGAAGCCGCCGGGGCTCATCCAGTAGGCGACCGGGCCGGCCAGGCAGAAGGCCATCGGGCCGATCAGGCCGCAGTTGATGCCGGCGACGCGAGTGTCGAAGACGAGGGAGGACCCCGTGTACTGCAGCAGGTAGAGCGCGGTGTCCGACCAGAACAGGCTCAGCTGCGTGCCGGTCGAGGTGCCGGCGATCAGCTTCTTGCCGACCTGCATGCGCCGGGAGTTGGCCGTCTTGGCGATGCCCGGAACCCAGTCCGAGTAGTCGCCCTGCTCGCACCAGCGGACGAGCATGTTGTCGACCGCCGTGGTCGTGTCGGGCGAGGCACCAAGCGCGACGACGAACCGCTCGGGCGTCACGAACATGTAGCGCATGCCGCCGGGGCCGCTGACCGGCGCCGCCAGGGTGGCGTGCACCACCGTGATCGTCGGGTCGAACTTGTAGAGGGGGCCGTTGTTCGGCGCGGCCAGCAGCAGCTTGCCGAAGTTGTCCAGCGCCCAGTAGCGCGGGTCGTAGACGATGTTGGAGGTGGCGCGCGCCGTGCCGTAGGTGCCGGTGCCGTAGACGTCCGTTCCGAATCCGAAGCCGCCGGCCGGGTCGACGGCGCCGACGGCGATCTCGTAGTAGATCGTGATCGCGCCGCCGCCGTTGGTGACGGTCGAACCCGCGTTGGACGCCGCGGTGATCTCGTAGTTGTTCGCGTCCACGACCGTGGTGATCGTGTAGTCGCCGGCGAGGGTTATGCCCCCGACGGTCGCAGACAGCGAGAGCCCCTGCCCCACCGTCTTGCCGTGAGCCGTGTGGGTCACCTTGACCGTCGGCGTGCCGATCGTGGTGGACAGGACGTTGTTGAGCGCGACGCCGGCGGCCGGGTCGTAGGGGGTGATGTTCTGCAGCGTGAACGACGGGTCGACGTAGTAGAGCTTGCGGTTCGTCCCGATCGCCATCTGGGTCGCGGACGAGAGGTCGTTCCACGTGTGCGAGCCGCGGCAGATGCCGAGGAACGTGCTCGACGTGAGCTTCGAGTAGCCCTTGATCTTCTCCGGGTTGCCCCTGACGAAGCGAACCCAGTTGCCGTCGACGAAGCGGCCTTGGGCCTCGAGCGGCCCTTCGCGTTTCACGAAGCCCGCGGCGAGCTTCGGATGGACCCAGCGAGGCGATGCCATCAGAGTTCGGCGCTCGCGGTCCAGGAGCCGCTGATGGTGGCGGACAGCGTGGCGCCCGTCACCGTGAAGACGCATCCGACCGCCGTGGGCGACGTGCTGACGGCCGGGTCGGCGCCGCCGCCGTCTCGCCACGTGCCTGTGGTCCCGAGCGTCGGGTTGTAGGCCGTGACGGTGGGGGCGACGCGCATTGGCACGGGGAACAGGATGCTGGTGTAGACCGTACCGCCGGAGTTCGCGATGGCGGCGATGGTGGTGACGCTGCCGCCCGGGACCGTGTCCGGCGGGAAGCCCTTGCTGAAATAGCGCTGGCACAGCATGAGCTCGACGTTGTAGGGCCGGCGCTCGAACGGCTGTGCCGATGCGCCGGCCTCAAGCTGGACGTCGCCGATGGTGAGGGTCTGGCCCGACAGCAGCGCGCCGCCGCTCAGCGTGACCTGCAGGCCCGTGGTGGCGCCGGCCGAGATAGCGATGTTGGCGGCGACGTAGGTCGCCTCGGTGCTGTTGATCGTGAAATTGCCTGTGGCCAGCTGCGTGAGGGCGCCGAAGTTGTCGTTCGTGGTCGCCTGGTAGATGGTCCAGGTGAGCGTCGTCAGCGACGAGGAGGAGGCCTTGACGGACAGCGTCGCGACGCCGCCGGCCAGGTCGGCGCTGTTCAGCCGCTCGATGCGCTGGATCAGGCCAACGCCGGTGACGCTGGCGGCGCCGGTCAGGCGGGCCCGGAACGGGGAGCCCGAGGAGCCGGCGACGCGGGCATAGGTGATGCCAGCGCCTGTCGCGCTGACAAGCCACTGATCCGACGTGTAGACCGTCGTGCCGGCGCCGACCGATACCGAGCCGCCGCCGTTGCGCTGGTCGAGGCGGAAGTCACCGTTGATGATCCGGTTGCGGAAGCCGCAGAGCGGGCCGGTGTCGAAAGCCAGCTTGGCGTTGGTGACGTTGGCGTCAGCGATCTTTGGCGTGGTCACGTTGGCGTCGGCGATCTTCACCGTCGTGACATTGGAGTCGGCGATCTTCGCCGTGGTCACCGCCAGCGCGGCGAGTGCCAAGGTGTCGATCGATCCGTCCAGGACGTCGGCCGCGCTCTTGACGTCCGTGCCGTCGCAATAGAGCGAGACGGCCTTGCCCTGTGGCACGACGACGGATCCGCCGCCGCTGGCCCGCTGCACGGTCACCGTGAAGGCGCCGCTGGTGGCGTTGCGGAAGATGTACGGCCGGGTGTGGTCGGGAACCTTGATGAGGGCGTTGGAGACCAGGGCACCGCTCACCAGCTGGATCGGCTTGAGCGCCTGGTCGTCGGTCAGCGTGGTGTTGCCGCCGGTGGTCGACGTCGCGTTGGTGCTGGCGATCGCGTATTCGATCCGCTGCAGCGTGTTGTTGAGCAGCACGCCCCAATTGTTCGGGTTGTTGCCCGTCTCCTGCAGCAGCAGCTGCAGGAGTGACGTCGTGACGTCAGCCATCTCGCATGTCCTCCACGGGATAGTCGGCGCCGCGGCGGGACAGGTCGGATTCCTCGTTCGCGGACTGGATGAAGCCGATCACCTTCGCCATCGCCGACTTCTCGCCCTCGTCGTTCTTGAGGAAGGCATAGGCCATGGCGATCAGCGCCTGCCGCAGCAGGTGCGGGTATCGGGTCGTCAGGAAGTTCGTCTGGTTGCTCGGCCCAAGCGGGTCCGGGAGCTTGTAGTAGAGGGACTGGAAGGTGACCGTGGACGTCTGGCTGGACTTGCAGTCGAACTGGAAAAGCTCGTTGAAGACGGCGTAGCGGGCGATCAGGCCCGATTGCAGAACGCCGCTCGAGTCATAGGACCGGGCCCGCATCAGCATGGCCTCGTCGCCGAACAGGCGGACCTTCGTGCCGTAGTTGTCCACCATGACGATCGGGTCGATGAACCCGGTCGGCAGCGGCGCCGTGAAGTCGCCCGTCGCGATCGACAGGGTCGCCGAGGCACGCATCTCGCGAATGCGCAGCTGGGAGTAGATGAAGGCCTGCGCGTCGGTCAGGATGGACGTGACCGGGAGGAGCGTGCTGTTGACCCAGTAGGCCACGCTCTCCGTGTTCGCCTTGGAGGCGATCAGGTCGGAATAGGTCATCGCCACAACGCAGGCCCTCCGTTCAGGCGATCTTCACGTCTTCGGGCTGCAGCCTGAGCTGCTCGATCAGGAAATTGACCGCCTGGTCCTTGTTCTGGGCCTTGAAGGCGTGCTGCTTGAGCAGCGCCGACGAGATCTCGAACCACTGGTAGCGGGCGGCGCCGGTCATCCAGGCGCGCAGGTCAACCGTGGGCCCATCCGGCACCGGAGCGGGCGGGGGGGCGTCCTCGCTGACGATCACGGGGGCGGCGCCCGCCGGGGCGCTGCCCGTCGGCTCGCCGGCCATGGCGGCCTCGAAAGCTTCCTTGGCCGCCTGGTTGGCGCGCATGAGGCGCTCGCGGTCGGCGACCAGCTTCTGGATGTTGGGGGAAGGCTGGTCCTTGAGCGCCACGCCCTCGTTGTCGAACAGGATGCCGTCCTGCTCGAAGAAGGCGCCGCCCGTGTCCTCGCCGTGGACCGATCCGTAGGACCGGGACCGGTCAAGCATCACTGCCGTCATCGTTGTCTCTCCGAGAATCGAAACGGCCGGGCTTTGAGGGCCCGGCCGCGGTGCTTTCGGTGATGGCGCCTCAGTAGGCGCCGTGGAGGCTCTTGCTGAGACCGGTGTTCTTCATCTCCCGGCCGCGCTCGCCTTCGCTGCTGCCCTTCACCGCCGAGGCATCCTTGCCGTAGGCCTGGATGATCGTCTGGCCGCGGGCGGCCTTCTTGTTCACGAAGCCGTCGTTGTTGCTGTCGGCCTTCGTCTCGTTGACCTTGTCACTGGGGTTCATGGCTCACTCCTCGTCCATGGGGATGTTGGGGCCTTCGTAGACGCGGGGGGTCAGCCCCCTGCGGCTACGGTCGTAGGAGCCGGGGTCGGCTCGGTCGAGGACGGCGTAGCCGCACTCGGCGTCGATCTTCCGGCTGACCGGCTGGTCGTCCGCCCGCGACCGGCGCGGCAGGTCGTTCAACGGGTCCAGCTGGTTCACGAAGGGATTCGGCATGTGTCGTCCTCCTCTACTCAGGATGGGTCAGTGGCCCTGACGGATCAGAACCACTCGAAGACGAACATCGGCACCAGCGTGCCGGCCGCGCCCGCGCCGGTGGCGGCCTTGAGCGTGATGTAGATGTCCGTGTCGGCCGGCAGGACCTGCTCGAAGCCGTTGGACAGCTTGATGTCGCCCACGGTCTGCGTAGCGCGCTTGACCGCACCGGCCGCCGTGGTGCCCATGTCCATGTCGGCATAGGTCGTCAGGGCGCCGGAGAGGCCGACCTGCAGCTTCGGCTTCGTGGTCGCTCCGGCGCACGTGACCGTGACCGGGGCGATGATGTCGCGCAGCTTGCCGCGCATGCCCTTTGGGCCGCGAACGACGTAGGTCACGTCGGTCGAGGAGAAGTCCTTCGACGGGAAGCACATCGTCTCCCGCTGCGGGTTGTCATAGGAAGGCATTTCGGGGTCTCCGAATTGAGGGGCTGGAACGCACAAGGCCCAGCGTCTCCGCCGGGCCTTGCTGGTGGGTTTTGCTCGTAACCTATTGATTACGCAGCAGAATCCCACATGACAATTCGAGCGTTCGTGGCGTCGTCGTGGACGAGGCCGAACCCACCGAGGTAGTTGAAAACGTTCACTGGCTTTCGCTTTGAGCCAGCCGTGCTGCAATGTGTGACCAGCGTTGCCCGTGCAGGATCTTCCAGATGGTACCTTGGGAGACCCGGAACTGCTTGGCAAGCCGGTACGTCGAAATCCCTTCGCCGCGATGAAGCGAGTGGATCTCCCTCACCTGATGCTCCGTCAGGACGGCCTTGGCATTCCGCTCTCCGAAGAGATGGCGATCCTTGGCCTTCATGTCCTGAGCGTTGTCGGCGCTCGAACCCAAGAACAGATGTTGTGGGTTCACGCATAACCGATTGTCGCATCGGTGGAGGACACTGGCGCCTGCTGGGATCTCGCCCTTGAATGCCCGGTATGACGCTCTGTGCGCATATCGGTCACCCATGCACCTGACATTGAGTTGGCCGTAGCCGTTCCCAATGACCGATCGGGTCCAATTCCAGCACCCTGTTTCCGGGTCGATGGCGTACTTGCCTTCAATCCGGGCTTTCAGATCGTTGTCCGTCATGCCTGGTAATCTAGACGTACCAACGAGGCATTGCAACACTGCTCATGGTTTCCCATGAGTCCAGACCATATCTTCACCCCTTTCGGGGTGCTCCGCACTTGGGGCCGCTTGGCCCTACTCCCTTTCGGGATGGTCGTTGAACCTTCCCCGGTTCTCGGGGCTTGGATGCTGATTGCCCAATCCGTCAGCTTTTCGGGCCGTCGCGCTTGCCCTTCCGGGCTACGCTGTGGCGCTGGTGGCTCTAAGGGGATTCCAGCAGTTCACGGAGTTTAAGCTTGGCACAACCTCTCAGCTCAACCAAGCGATGGCCTTCGAGCGGCCGTAGTCGCCGGGGATCTTGGCCCGGATCTCCTCCGGCACCGCGATCGCCTCGGTGACGGTGTCGCCGCCGGCGTAGAAGGCCCACGAGGACAGGCCGTTGTTCCAGGCGTCCGCCACCTGCGCGTAGGGGTCGAACGTCGTGGAGTCGTTGGCACCGCCCTTCGGGATGAAGTTCTGCTCGATGTGGCGGGTATTCTCGTACCGCCCGATCTCGCCCGCGAAGATGTGCCCGAGGCCGGTCTCGGTGTACTGCTTCACCGACTCCAGGTCGTTCTTGTAGGTGCGGTAGGTCGTCGGGTGGCTGATGCAGATGTAGTCGTCATCGAGGTAGGGCGGGATGTTCTTCTCCTTCATGATGTCGACGATCGCCTTCGTGTGCCCGGTGCGCAGCGCCACGTTGTTCGTCGTCGCGGTCGCGCTGTTGGTGGTCAGCGTGACGGCGGTCGTCGAGGTGCCGCCCGTGGGGGCGACGCGGAGCGGCGTGTTCTTGAACTGCAGGAAGGCCTCGATGTCGAAGTACTTCCTGGCGTCGTCCTTGAGCGTCCGGTCGATGATGCTGATGAGGTCGTGCTTCGCCAGCATCTCGAGCTTGCCGGTGTAGGGACTGCCGGCTGTTATCGCGGGCCTGTTTATGACCCGCTTCTCACGATTTCGCGTGAGGTCAGACTATATCATCATCTGGGCGTACAGAGCAGGGCGCTCGTGGGCGGGTTATTCTTTCGTCACCGCCTAGTCGTTGAACCTTCCGCACCCCTGGGGCCCTTCGGCCTTACATGTGCGGCTTGGCTGCTGATTACCCTCGGCCGTGGCCGGTGGGGCTTCCCAGCAGTTCACCCTGTTTTCCCTTTTCCAGTTTTCCTGTATAGTGTACCGCATGGCGGCCGCAAAAGCACAACAAGCCCGTGTCGTCACCACTTGCCAATGCGGCTGTGGTGAGGAGTTCTCCGCGTTTCCGGTCTACCGAAGCAAGGCTGAAGGTGGTGGCCTGCGGGTGCCGGAATTCAAGCGCGGGCACCATCCCTCTTGCCGGAAGACCCAGACGGGCGCAAAGCCCGCTTGGAACGCCGGGAAGAAGAAGGGTGAGCACCCCTCGCTTGAGCGGATGGGGTTCCAGCTTGGTCATGACGCTTTCTATGACTGGTCCGCCGTGAACGCTCGACTTCGGGATGACCCGGAGCTTCGCGCGCGGTGGATCGAGTCCAAGAAGGGCCAGATTGCTTGGAACCGTGGGCTGACCAAGGACCTCTACCCGAACGGCATTGCCTCCGGGCCGGACCATGGTAACTGGCTCGGCGGTCATGGTGGCGTTCGCGACACTGCCGCGTTTGCCGATTTCCGCCGCGAGATCCTGAAGCGAGACCGTTGGACCTGCCAGCTTTGCGGAGACCGCAATCATGCTGGCCGGGGTTCTCGGGTCGTGCTCCACGTGGATCACATTGAGCCGATATCCTTCGCGCCTGACCGGGCCCTAGACCCTACCAACGCAAGGACGTTGTGCTTTGACTGTCACAAGAGGACCGAGACTTACGGCCCCAAGGTGAAACGCTATATCAGGAAACGCCAACCTTAGGAAAAGGGCGGCTCCCTTAATGAACCGAGTTGCCCGCCTCGTAGATCGTCAGGGACTTCTGCGAGACGGTGAAGCCGGTCTCCGGCATCGGCTGGCGCTCATCCAGGCGCCGGCCCTGCGTGCCGACGTTGGAGTAGACGTCCCAGTAGAACTTGTCGCCCCGGTTCAGGCCCTTCTGCGTGCCGTCCTTGGCGTCGCAGAGCTGCCTGAACTTGGTGAGCGGCTGCGCGGTGATGCGCAGGTAGTCCGAGAGTTCCTCGGCGTACATGTACCCGCCTTCGGCGGAGACGGCCCAGATCTGTCCGGCCATGGGGATGCTTCCTTTCTGGACCGGCCGGGTGCGCTACACGGCCTGGCCGCGCTGCTTCCGCATGCCCATCACGATCGAGGATGGGGACTTGGGCTGCTGCGCGGGGGGCTGGCCTGTAGCGGCCGGCACGGTCGCTGATCGCGGTTGAGGGGTGAGAGACCGCTTGACCTCCGTCCGCGCGTCAGCGCGCGGGGTGGGGGCAGCAGTCGTCGTTGACGTGGTCGGGGTCGTCAGCCCGAAGACCTCGCGCACGCTCTGTGCGGCGGCGCCCAGGATCTCCTCGGGGGTGCGAACCGCCTTCTTCTGCGCTCGGGCCAGACCAAAGGCCTCGATCGCTTCCGCGGGGTTCGTGACGACGTCGTCCACGTCCTCCGGGGAAGCACCCAGGCGGATCAGGTCTTCCTTGATCTCGTGCATGGCCGACACGAACAGGAGGTCTGCCCTCCGCCGGTCGGTGAACATGTCCGGATTGGTCGCCTGAAACTCCTTCACGGCTTTCTGGACGGTGCTGCGGTTCTCCTCCTCGAGTTCAGCGGTGCGCTTCTTCTCGAACAGGGTCTCCACAGCCTGGCTCAGGGCCGTTGCGGCTTCCTCGGGGTCCCCGAACTGGATCTTCTGCACGACCTCGGCCAGCGCGGGGTCTGGTGTTCCCCTCGGCTTGGTCTGCAGTTCCGGTTCGGGATCGGCATCGTCCCCGGCTGGTGTGGCCGGAGCGGGCGGCGTTGCCGTGCGCGCGCCCTTCAACGCGGTCTTCGCCTCCGTGAGGTAGTCCTCGGCGGCGGCGTTGATCTGTGCGGCCCGGATGAGCGAGGGCATCGGGAGCCCCGACGCCTCCTCCTCGGACAGGCCTGCGGTCTTGAGGATGTCCTCGCGGGACATCTCGAACTCGTTGCCGCGCACCTTGACCTTGTAGCGCGGCGGCTGGATCAGGCCGGGTTCGGGCTCGTCCCGCGCCGGCGGCTCCTCGGCCGCGGGCGGCTGGTCCTCGACGACCGGCTCGTCGAGAGCGGCGACCTCGGCGGCGCGCTGCTCCTTGAATCGCGCGGCGATCTGCTCGCGGATCGATGGCTCGCGGGCGGGCGTATCTGCCGCAGGCTCGTCGGCCGGCGGCGGCTGGGTCTGGGCGGCGGCCGCCTCAGGGTTCGGGTTGTCGTGAAGGGTATCGGCGATTTCAGGTGCGTTCGCCTGGGTCATGCGTCAACGATCTCCGTCAGGCCCACCGTCTGGGCCAAATCATCCGCGTCCTCGTCGCTGATCTGCTTCGAGGACTCCTTGCCGTCCTGGACCGCCTCGGCGACGAACTCGACCATGTCCTTGAAGCGGCGGACCTCGTTCTGCAGGGGGATGATCGCCTTCGGGTCGTAGGGGTCCACGACCACCAGCTTCGCGAGCGCGATCACCGCGTCTTCCTGCGCCTTGTGGAGGATCATCGCGGTGGGGCCCTTGGGCACCGACCGGAAGTCCTTCTCGATCTGCAGCGAAAGCTCGAGGGCTCGCAGGTGCGCCTTGTAGGTCGCCTCGTCCATCAGTCGTCCGCCGTCAGTTCCTCGACGATGAGCCGGGTGAGCTCCATCGCTGCCTGGTTGTTCCGCTCGATCTGGTCGGCCCGGCGGGTGTAGATGGCCGGGAGGCCGCGCCGGCGCACCTTCGGCAGGCGCTCGGTCTGCAGGCCGTGAATGGCGCCGCCGTTCCCGCCCGGGATCACGACAGGCGGAGGCGGGTCCACACCTCCGCCCCCGATCGCGGCAAAGAACAGGAGCAGCACGGCTCAGACGATCCGCGCCCCGACGATTTCCCCGTCGGCATTCTTGATGAAGTGGATGGTCAGATCCTTCTTCGACCGAAACCCGGCGGCCTTGGCGTCCGCTGCGACCTGCTTGGCCAGGCCGCGCATCCCGCCCGTCTCCTCGACGTCGTCGGCGTCCGCCACGCCGGCCATGCGCTCGCGCGTCTCCTCGCGGGCCGCCAACGAGTTGCGGGGCGAGATAAGGCCGGCGAGCGCCTCGGGGCGAACCTTGGTCTGCACCCGCTCGATGTTGCTCAGGATCTTGTTGCGGCGCATCAGGGCTTGCCCTTGCTCTTGGCCGCCGTGGCCGCCTTGGCCTTCGCGGCCTTCTTCTTCACCTCGCCCAGTTCGGCGTCGGTCTTGACCTTCTGCTCGAGCGAGGAGGTCTTCTGCTTCGCCTGCTTCTTGCTCTCCTCGATGGCGACGCGGTCGGCCTCCTCGCGGTGGGCGATCATGCGCCGCTCGGCCTCGAGCTTCTCGCGCTGGACCTCGAGGGCGAGCCGCTCGTTCTCGAGCTTCGCGCGCTCGTTTTCGAGCTTGAGCCTCTGGTTCTCGAGCTCCGTGCCGCGCATGTCGAGTTCGCGCGACTTCAAGGCGGATTCCTTCTCGTCGAGATCCATCTGCCGGCGCTGGGCGGCCAGCTTCTCCTCCTCCGCCTTGACGCGCAGCTGGGCGATGGTGCGGGCCGCGGCCAGTTCCTGCTCCTGGGCGGCCGTCTGGTGCTGGACCTTCTGGTCGGCGATCCGCACGTCGTTCTCGCGCTGGTGGGCCCGGGTGATCTCGGAGTGCACGTGCGTGTCGCTGTCCAGCTGCTCGCGCTCGGCCTTGCGCCGCGCCGCCTCGGCCTCCTGCTGCATGCGCTGCTGGTGGGCCTGCTCCTTGCGGGCTTCTTCCGCCTGGAAGGCCTGATCGGCCTGCTGCATCTTCTGCTGGGCCATCATGACCTCGGGAGGAGGCGGAGGCGGCGGCTTCTCGGGTTCGTTCGCGCGGGCCGGGTCGTCGGGGTTCACGAAGAACCGATCGCCGCCGTCCTTGAAGCCGGCGGCGCCGAACGCCTCCGTGACGATGGCGTGGGCGTCCGGGGTGATGTCGACCTTGCCGCTCTCGATGAACGGCCCAAGGATGGTCCCGACGGTCTCCGCAGCCGCCTGCAGCTTCTTGAGCTTCATCAGAGGATCGGAGGTGCCGGCGCCGGTGCCGACGTTCACGCGGCACAGCACGTCCTGCATGAGCAGGTGGTCGGTGATCTGGTCGATCCCGAACTTCTGCCACAGCTGGGCGCGCTCGCCGGCCACGGCGAGGATCGTGGCGTCGTTCTCGTGGAACTCCTCGAGCTTCAAGACCTGGATGAGGACGGGCTCCACCCACGTCTCCACCCAGACGCGCAGGTCGAACTCGGTCATGGAGTTCGCGCTGCCCGACAGGAGGCGCATCCCGCCGACGGTCTCGTTCAGCTGGCGGTTGCCCTGCACGCTCGCCTGATTGAAGGCGCCGGCGAGGTCGTCGAAGTCGTTGTTGATGTAGGCCGACTCGGTGTGCGCCGAGGCCGGGACGTCTGGCGGCTTGTCGAACTCGACGTCGTCGAGCTCCTTCACCATGATGACGCCGTTCGGGCCGCGCTTCTGGACCTGCGCGAGGTCCACCATGCGCCCGCGCTTCACCTTCGTGACGGGGCTGACCACCTGTTTGAGATGGTCAAGGCGCAGGTTGGCGATGTCGTTCGCCTCCTGCTGCAGCTGCTGCCACGTCTCGACGGGCGAGAGCGGGATGGGCTGGTGCGCGTCCAGCGAGCCGAACCCGATCTGGACCGGGCGCTCTCCGGCGAAGGCCGGGTAGGCCTCCTCGACCAGGATGGGCCGGGCCAGCATCTGCCGGCCCTCGACCGTCCACCAGACGTACTCCTGCCCGGCGAGGCGCATGAACACCTCGTAGACCCAGACGATGCCGAAGGTGTTGCCGGTGACCGAGCGGTCCTTGTTGTCCACGCCGCCCTGCCGGGCGCGGCGGGTCTGCATGGCGTCGATCGGCGAGGCCGAGTATTGGCGCAGTGTCTCCCGGTCCACGTCCAGCCACGGGGTCCGCGAGGACCGCTGATCCATCATGTCGACGACGTCGTCGACATTCATGGGCGTGCGCAGGATCAGATAGGCGCCGGACTGGGCCGGATTCACCCAGTTCGCCGCCGGGTCAATCAGCACGTTCTCCGGCTCGAACAGGGTGATGTCAGGCCGGTCCATGACGACCTTGCCCGTCGGGTCTTCCTTGTAGAGCCACGACTGCTTCGAGATGCAGACGCCCGTCAGCTGGCTGTCCTGACGGGCGCCCATGCTGATCTGGAACCACGGGATGCCCGCCTTCCCCGAGGAGCGGGTCAGGCGGTAGTTCATGAGCTCGTGCTTGATGGCGGCACTGGCCACCTGCAGTTCGTCGGCCTCGTTCTGCGCCTGGATCTGGATGACATCCTGGGTCGCGAACAGCGCCTCGGCCGCGCTGGCCATGTTCTTGCGCACCGCGGAGCGCGTCTTCGGGCGGAAGATCTTGGACCGGGAACGGAACGTGTCCGAGAGGTACTTCGAGCCGTCGAAGTGCTCGTTGCGGTAGGCCTTGTAGGCGCGGGTCCACGCGGTGCGGTGCGCCATCTGCATGTACTGGCCCGACAGCGTCTCCGCGTCGCGGACGCGCTGCATCAGGCTCGTCTCGTCGAACAGACCGCCGCCGCCCGTCGACTGCGGGCGGCTTTCCGCGCGGTCTGCCATCGTCGTGCCAATGGTCGAGCCGACCAGGGCGTTCGCCGACGGGTCCGGCGCGTGGTTGCGGTCGTGGGACGGGATCATGCGGCGTCAGCCTCCGGGGGCGTGGCGTAGGACATGTTCTCGCCGGTGCCTTCCACCTGCGCGGCCGGCTTCACCGCGGGGTTGAACACCCGCAGGTCGCCCTCGGGGATCGGGTCGTTGACCCCGGGCCGGTTGGGCGTCATGGCGCGGGCCTCGAGGAACTTGTCGACGTCCATGCCGCTGCGCGCCAGGCCGTAGCGCTCGAGGATCTCGCCGCCTCCCCGCATGACCGCCAGCCGGAAGTCGTTGTGGTTGGCGGTCTCGTCGAGGCGGATGTTCCACCAGAGGGTGTCGCCCATCAGCTGGTTGATCTGGATCTGGGCGATCCCCTGCTTGCTGTCGGCCCGCACGCGCCAGAAATGCCCCGGGAAGTGCTTCACCAGCGTCTGGAAGGCCGCCATGCAGAGGCCGTGGTCGGCCTCCTTGTGCGGATCCCAGTTGCTGATCGCGGACTCGAGGTTCGGGTCGTACTGCCGGTACGGGATGATCGATGGCGCGCGCGTCATGCTTCACCGCACGTTCGGCGTGGTGTTGTAGGCGCCCCGGGTCGCGGGGTCGCACCTGAACGTCCGGCCGTTCGAGAACTGGTATTCCGTCTCGTTCTTCCGGGCCCGGTAGAAGTCCGGGTCCCGGCGCCGAACGATCGACTCGAAGGGGATGTCGATCGACTGGACCTTCTGGCCCGTGGGGCTAGGCATCGTGGTACGCCTCCATGACGTTCGCGACGTTCTGTTCGGTGATCAGCGGAGGCGTCGCCTCCATGTCGTAGATGCGCGACAGCGCGTCCACGAGGTCGTCCTTGGGGGCGAAGGGGAAGAACAGCATCTCCTCCATCAGGCACCGGGTGACGTCGTAGAGCTTGCCGTCCTCGTCCTTGCGCACGATCGGCTTGGCGATCCGGTGCTCCTGCCCCGTCGCCTGCATGATCTGCATCTGCCTGGTCAGGCCGCGCATGCGGCTGGTGACCACGTGGCTGTGCTCCTCGTCGACACGCCACAGGCAGTCCGTGGTCATGCTCGAGTCCTCGGCCGGCTCGTAGACGACGGCCGGCAGGAAGAAGCGGGCCAGCCGGAAGTCCGGCTCGAGGCGCTCGACGCGGTGCTTCTTCGACTGCGTGCCGTCGCGGGGCCAGTTGAGCTCGACCATCGGGAAGCCGATGTCCTCGCGATCCATCCGCTCCTGGAAATACTCATCGTCGGACTGGGCGCCATAGCGCTCGTAGCCGACGTTCACCAGCTGGACGCCGCGGGTGTTCGACCATTTCAGGTAGAGCCCCTTGATCAGCTGCCAGCGCTCGGAGAGCGACATGCGGTGCCGGGCGCCGTCCAGCAGGTACTTGTTGCCGGCCGCGTCCATCCCGACGACCGCGACCGCCGTGCGGTCGGAGGTGGCGCTGGTGCCGCGCGACGGGTCGGCCATGATGTAGACCGTCAGCGTGGCGGGCCGGACTTCCCATGGCCGCAGCCATTCGGCCCGGAAGGTGTTCTCCTGGCCGGCGAGCGGGTTCTGCAGCATCTGCGCCGCGATCGTGGATCGCTGCGTCTTGATCTTCTCCGCCCAGCGCGCCGCCGGCATAAATACCGGCTTGCCATCGAGGCGGCCGTTATCGGTAGCCGGGTAGATGCGGGCTTTGAGAACCTTGCGCTCCAGTATGACTCCGTAAGTGTCCGAGAAACTATACCTAGTTCCGATATGCCATTTTCTTACATGACCTGCGCCAAGATTATCTGACAACTCCCACGCTTCTGTTGTTTTCTTTACCTGCTGCGGGTTTGTTACTGACTTGAGAGTCACCACGTCGTCGTAGACCAGCAGGTCGAAGTGCTTCGAGGTGGGCTGGCCATCGACGAGGCCCCACGCCTCGACGGTGGCTTCCTTCGGGTTCGTGGCCCGCTTGACGATCAGGCCGCCGTCCACCGACCAGCGGGACGACTCCTTGGACGGCTTCTCGTAGAGCACGTCGGCGTAGAGCGCCTTCATGCCCTCGTTGGTCTCGAACTCGCGCTTGATCTGGTCGAGGAACTTCGCCGCGATGTCGCGCGTGTGGGAGAAGATCCCGACCGTGATCTCGGGGTTCGCCAGCACCTCCTGGATGACGCCGGCGAAGGTGATGATCGTGGAATTGTGCGTCGTCACCATCTGCCGGCCGACGAGATAGAGCCCGTCGGCGCGATCAACCTGGATGCAGCGCATTGGTGTGGGGTCTATTGGCCGACAAGCCACGATGTAGCGCCGCGGGTTCGGGCGTTGGCCGGCTTTCGCCCGCGCCGACTTTCGCAGTACCCGAAACGGGTTCATGCCTTGGTAGGCCTGAAACGCGACTTGCCAATAGGTGCCATGGTCGGCGTGAAACTCGTACAGGCGCGGCTTAAGGCCGAGCCCGGTAGCTAGCTCGTAGACCCCCTGCGCCAGACTCTCGTTCTTGTTCACGAACGTCGCAGTTCCGCGCGTTGAGCAGTGCCCGTCCGTGTCCATGAGGCCACGCAACAGTTCAAGCCGCTGCGCTACCGACGCTCGCTGGTAAAAGACCGGGATGTGCTTGTTGCCGATCAAGCCCAGCCCCCTGAGAAGCCCGGACAACCCTGAAACGGTAAACAACCGATAGTCGGGGTGCCTGCCGTCCATGTTGATCTCGGCACGCGTCAACTCATAGCCGCATGCCTGGATCTGCGCGAAGACGTCGTGGTCCATGCCGCAGATTCGTCCGCAGGCTGAGAAGCCATCGCCAAGCCAAGCCCCAAGCACATAGGGCTCAATCGGGAGAACCGCCTCCGGCATGTTGAGCGGAGCGTTGACGGGTATCGCTAGCCGATTGTCTTGCCGGTGTTCGTGCTGGGCAATCTCCGCTGTCGAGAGCGTGAGTGCCTCTCGATAGACACGTTTTCCCGCGCCAATCTTGTGGGTTCCAGGAATGCGCCGACGTGTTTTCCTCTCAACGGTCCAAAGGTGCTCGGCCCCCGCTTGAATAGTCGTGCCGTCGTCAAATTCAATTTCGAACGCGGCGCCGTCCGTATATATGGGGCTGATTGCGACAACCTTGGTTGGTATGCCATCAGGTCCGAAGACCCAGTCGCCAGGACGCAGGTCGCCATGCGCTTGCCAGCCGGACGGGGTCGGAACCGGCTCATCAAGCCGGACCATTTTGTAATGTTCTCTCGCCCAGAGATCGAGGTAGCCGTCCGGGTGCGCCTCCACCTCGCGGCAGCGGTCGAACAGCCACGGGTTGACCACGTCCTTGCGGTTCATGATCGCCGTGAGGAGGTAGAACCGGTCGTTGCAGCCCAGCAGCGCCGCATCCTCGGCCGTCAGCAGCGGCGTGATCGTGGCGTAGAAGTTCAGCGTCTCGACATAGTCGAGGTAGGGGAGCTCGTTGGCGACGAACTTGGCGAAGGCCGGGTTGGTCGCGTAGCGCTTGCCCTTGAGCTCCCGCCCCTCGGCCATCAGTGCTTGCGGCCCTCCCGCGCGGCCCGCTCGAACGAAGCCACCGCGGCGTCGAGGTTCGGCGCCGCTTGGGTGGCCGGCGGCGGATCGAGCACCTCGGCCTGCACGGCCTTGCCATCGGACGTGGCCTCGACCTGCTTCATGCCGGCCGGCACGTAGCGGGACAGCGCCTCGCGCACCCGCATGACGCTTTCGGCGATGTCCTTTGCCGTCCGCGCCAGCATGACCACCTCGCCGACGTTCTCGGCGATGACGAACTCGAGGGACGCGGCCGCCTTGGCGGTCAGGTCGGCGGCGAGGTCGATCAGGTCGTCGGTGGTCTCTTTCAGCGCCTGCAGGTCGGCCCGGCCGCTCGGCGAGATAGCCCGGCGGCGGGCCCGCACGTCCTCGAGGGCGCCGTAGACCTTGGCGTCGAGGCTGGCGACCTTGCCGTTCCAGTCGTTCGACTTGGCCCAGCTGCGCACCTGGTCGATAGTCACCTGCCCGCCCTCGAGCTCGATGACCTTCACGACGTGGGCGTAGGCCCCCTCGAGTCCCGGCATCCCGCGGCAGTAGCGCCGGTAGATCTTCTCGGCCTTCTCGATGTAGGCCTTCTTGGCCTCCTGCAGCGGCTTAACCAGCGGGGCGCCCTTCTCGCGCCCGTCGGCGCGCACGGTCTTGGAGCCCTTGGGCCGCCCGCGCTTCTTCGGTGTCTCGGTCATAGGAAGATCGACAACAGCTGCTGCAGGCCGGCCATCGCCGGCGCAGTGGGTTTCTTGAAGTCCCAGTCGCCCTGCTCGGCGTTGCCCATGGCCGCGTCGGTCTTGCCCGTCGAGGTCATGGAGTTGCCGGGGCCGGCCGGGACCGATGGCTTGAACAGGCTCGCCAGCTTCTTCTCGTCGAGCGACGAGCTCAGGCCCGTGGCGAAGGCCCCGCCGGCGGAGAGCTTGCTCGCGTCTGGCATGGCCGGCTTCTGCTGCTTGCCGCCGCCCATGAGGGCGGCAAGCATCTCCGGCGTGATGCGCGACTGAGGCACGTCCGGCAGGGAGGCGCTGGCCGTGGCTGCGGGCGCGCTTGACCCATCGTAGGCGGCCCGGATCTTGTCGGCGTAGCTGTAGCCCGTGTCGTCGTCGGTGCCGCCGTAGTTCCCGGTGACGGCCGACCGCCCCAGCAGGGCGGTCGCCGCCTTGTCGCCCTGGCTCAGCAGCTTGGCCGCGCCGCCGGGGCCCTGCAGGTGGGCCATGTAGAGTTCGGCGTCCGTCGGGTCGCGGCCCAGCACCTTTTTGAGGTGCTCCTCGTTGGCCTTGGCCAGGCGGAATCCCGCGTCGATCGACTTGCCCGGGTCGTAGGGGTCGTCGAGGCCGTAGTCCTTCGCCGTCGAGGGAATGAACTGCAGCAGGCCGGCGGCCTTGCTTCCGGTGTTGAATGCCTTGGGGTCGCCCTTGGACTCGAGACCGATCGTGCGGCGCATGTAGGCCGCACGATGCCCCATGCCGTAGCGCTTGGCTGCGGCGTCGATAAGATCGTCAAAGGTGCTCATGGCAACGCGTTGTACGCCGCGTTGGTGATGTTGCCGTTCTGGCCCATGACAGACACATGGGCCGAACCATTCCAGGCCGTGATGTCGTCGGCCACGCAGTTCTCGATGTGGCTTGTGGTCTTGCGCATGTTGATGTTGGCAAAACCCTCGCCCTGTGCCGTGCCGATGACGCGGATACCGCGCACCACCGTTCCGTTGGCATCGCTAATGACGCCCGTAGCGCCGCGCGCCGCAGCCGTGACCGCAGCCTCTGCCGGGTCATAGTCCTCCATGACCAGAAGGCCCTTCGTGCCCGCCGTGGTGCTCGGATACTGCCCCTCGATCAGAACGTCAGGGCAGTTCTCCTGAATGGAGATCGGGGGCCGCTGCACGCCGCTGGCAGCTTTCTTGACCACGATGTGCGGGTTGCGGATCGTCCCGCCCGTTCCGACAAGGCCCGGATAGTACGCGCCCAAGCCGATGTTGGTGTTGATGTCGATGACGGCCTGCCCCTCGATCACCCAATCGTTCTCGGTCGGCTTGGCCGTGCCGTCGATGTAAATGTCCATGTCTTCCATGACCCAGCCGCCGCCGCTGGTGTTCGACGCGCAGTAGCCGTTGACGGACTTCACCCGCCTGAACCCGCCGCCGTTGGCCTGGAAGATCTCATACGCGGGGTTGATCGCGTCCGAATAATACTCGCAGTCTTCGATCCACGAATTTGTGCAGTACGCCTGACCAAAGAACCACGTGGCATAAAGCTGGATGCCGCCGTTCGTCTGGTATGCCTTGCAGTGGCGAACAACAGCATCAAACTGAGAGTCGAGCGACGGACCGCCCCACGTGTTGATGCAATTGATACGCTCGATAACCGCACCCGTCTTGTAGGTGCCAAACTTGATCACGTACTTCTGCTGATCGATATACCCACTGGGGGTGTCGGTTCCGTAGTACTTGATGCCGGCCCATGCTTGAACGGTAAAGTCCGACACCCTCATTCTTTCGCCGCCGAAGCGAAATGCAACCTGTTCCGTGCCCTTGGGGCAGTACAGGCGCGTTTCATCGACGCCAGAGCCTTTGAAAGCCCAATAATCGGCCATCGGGAAATCGTGGTCCTTCGTGATGCAGAACTTCCCAGGCGGGAGCTGTATCGTGTAGCCCTTGGTCGCACTGATATCCCGATATCCGCGCGATGCGTCGGTGAAATACTGCATCATGACGGGGTCGATGACATAGGTGTTGTCGTAGTAGACCGTCACCCCTGTCGTCGCCGCTTCCGATGCCTTGTCCAGCGTGATCGTGTTGCCGGAAATGGCCGTGATCGTTGCCTTCAAAGCCTGCGGGATCAGCTTGATCGTGTGGTAATACGCCCGCCGCCGCACCGTGTCGGAAAGGCAGTACTGCGTCCATTCACCGAACGTCGGAACACCCCCGTTCAGGTAATTGATGTAATTTGCGTTCTCATCCTCGACGTAGATATACGCATCGGTGTTGCCGTTTGCCGCCCGGTAGGCCACCGGATCGGGCAAGTCCGCTACCGTGGGAACGCGGGTCGCAGGCCACGTCCCGCCGACGCCAATGGTGCCCTTCTCGCCGGCACCGGCCTCGCCGCCGATCTCGACAATGACCCGGTCCCCGACCGAGAAACCCGCCGCGCTCGCCACCGTCAACGTGGTCGAGTTCGCCGCCATGCTCCCGGTCGTGCTGAGTTCTTTCCAGCCCCAGTCGCGGAAGTCGATGACGCGATTGTCCTGGTCGGTATAGCTGGCGACGGACGGCTTGAACGTGATGGTCGTGTCCCTGATCGCACCACTTGCCCCACCAGGGGCGTACAGGACCGTGCCGGGCGGGCAGAACCAGATGTTGTTGGCGGTCCAGATCGTCTGGCCGTTCCACTTGATCGTCAGCACGGAGCCGATGAGAGAGAACTCGTATTGGTCCCCGGCCGTCGCCGCTGTGTTCCAGCCGGTGACATGGCTTGCGATGCTGTTTGTGTTGAACAGTTCCGTCGTGTAGATGCCATCGGCGGGAACAATATCTGCCGGCGTGCTCGGGATGTTCTTTGCCCAATAGACCTTAAGCTCACCGTTGGACGAAAAGCCGTTCCACTCGATCCGAATGCCGGTCCCGTGCGCCCTGTCGCAGCGCAGGAACATGTGACCGATGCGGGACCACGTGGTCACGACGACATCACGACCGCTGGCAAGCGTCTCAAACAGAGGCTCTACGAAATCCCCGCTGCCGGAATTGGCACCAAACACATTGGCCGTAGTGCCGTAAGC